TTATTTGTTTTTACATTGAAATAAATACTCTTGATAAATAGTTTTTAAATCTATATCTTTCTTGTCTACTTTTCTACAAAAAGCATTTAACTTTTTTATTTCAAGCAACTCTGCGAACAACTTTTCAACAGCGTTCTTCTTTCCCTCAATATAGCAGATGTATCTAAAATCATTAAAGCTATATTTTCTCATGACATAATCTCGCAACAAATTATATCTTCTATATTAATGTCAATTATTCGTTCGTCAAATCTTTCAAGTGATACAATGTGTTTTTTGATGTCTATGTGGACAGGCACGACATACTTGTATCGCATGTGATGATTATTCTTTAAAAACAGTACTTCTATTGACCAATTTCTTTTTAACGCATCTGCTAACACTATCGAATGTTCTAAAATATCATCAATTAAATTATACATTTCTATCACCTCTTAAACACATTATACGAACAAACGTTCTCTAAAGCAAGCGGTAAATAGGATTAAAATAAAATAATGTTTGACTTTATATAATACATGTATTATAATATAAGTATAGAAAGGAGTTGAGACAGTGAAGGATGTTTTAGAGGAAATAAAAACAGTCCTCGAAATTATCACTCTTGCAGTAGCGCTGATAACATTACGCAAGAAAGATAAAAACAAGGACAAGTAAATTCAGAGGGGTGAAATTCCCCTCCCTCTATTAAATTATAACATGCCTTTCACAAATTATGAATAAATATATCTGGATTATATTAATTGTTATTGCTGTAAATGGGTTAGCTAGCTACTTTCAAAACACTGTTCTAACTGTAATAGCTATTCTTGTGACGTTATCTTGCTTAGTATATCTCGTAAAAAGGAAGTGATTTAATTGAAAGAAAAGACAACTTCTGATGCGCAGTTGAAAGCAAACAAAAACTGGCAAGAAAAAAACAAAGAACATGCAAATTATTTAAAAAGCCGTTCAGCTGCGCGATCTTTTATTAAGAAAAAAGCCACTTTAGAAGACTTGGAAGAACTAGAACAACTTATAAAAGAACATAAGGTGCAGAAATAATCTTTTAGGAGATTAACCATTTTACTTTTCTGATTTAAAAAAACATTATATAGAAGGTGGCTATAAAGATGGAAGAATCCATTCACTGTCCGAAATGTTCTAATGATTATATTGATACTTTTTTAGTAGTTGAAGTTAATGAAGCTTTTTTTAATTGTTGTGAAATAAAATGTGACAGAGGTCACAAATTTAGACTTGCGGTATTTACTCCAAAATCAGATTATCTATTTCAAAATGCGATTAAATCATTTAATGAAAACAATTATTCCGAATGTTTTCTTATGCTTTACTCTGGATATGAGAGTTATATGAAAATGTTTGTTTCTGCTTTTTATTACCATCTTTTACGCGATATGGATGCAGTTGATAGTGTTCTAAAAAGTGTTAAGACATCCGAGAGGATTAAAGGAGCATTTTTTACTGCTTATGCCTCGTTATTTAATGAAATATGTAGTGATAAAGTCGAAAATAAACATACTAGTCTAAGGAATAAAGTAGTACATCAAGGTTATTTGCCTAGTGAAACTGAATGTTTGAATATGGGAAACGATATCCTAGACCTTGTTTTGAAAGTTAACGATAAGTATTTACAACTATCTCTTGCTTCTCAATTGAAGATTAAAGACTTTTTAGACTACAATCGTTACCGAATGGAGCATAAACTCAAAAAATATGACATTTCTTTAAATACCAGCCGCCCATTGGATCATCTCCCCTTAGACAGAAATATAGGCATATATTCACCTGGTTCTCAATTAGAAAAGTTTCCCGAAAAACCATTTTCGAGTCTTATTGAAAAAAAGTAAACCCTTACATTGCAGTTAGAGAAGCTAATATAATAAATAAACTAGTAGCTTATACATTTTTAATTTTAAAATTGTATAAGCTACCATTTTTATTCCTCAGTTAATAACTTACCAATTAAATTTTCTTAACAAACTTCGTGTTAGCAGTGAGATAGTAACCAGATTTCGTCTTCAAGCGAGGTGTCCCGCCTTTCGTTTTCCCCATCCCAGAAATCGTGAAGATAGTGCCAGCCGGATATGTTCCACCTGTTTTATGCTTTTCAGTGAAGTCTACTGAATTGTATAGATCACATTGTACTAGTGTTTTAACTTTTCGCGGATTTTCTGTGTAGTAAACGTTCTTATTTGAGCTTGCAGATGGCTTCGGTTTGCTTGCGCTTGTCGATGGAGCTTTTTCACCGCCAGCAGCATCATATAATTCAAAATGCGGATAATCTTTAAAAGACTTCCAATCTCCGCCCCACTCAAATCCTTCTGCTTTCATAGCTGATACAACTGTTTTCCAGCGCGAAGTTGTCGACTCCCAAATAACATTTTTTCCGTCGCTTGTGTATAAACACAAGTCTACCGCTACACCGTAATTATGATTAGATTGTCCACCTTTCGCATTTGTGACAACTGCGCCAGGTTTTGTTCTGCCTTGTGTGTACAGTGCATTTTGTTCTGCTGACGAGCGATAACCTTGCGCAACACACAAATAGATTCCTTTTTTCGCCATTTTTTTAATTACATTTCGGGTTTTATCTGCTACAGATTTATTCATTCCAGAAACGTTTAATTTACGATTTGCTTTTTCGATTAACCATGCCTCTGTTAATGCCATTATTTATCATCCTCTTCATTTTTATTTTTGTTTAGTACTAACTCACTGTCACTAGCTCCTGATGTTGTAGGGTCATTTACTACGCCTAACACACCTAATAATAGAAATACACTGTTAATCATATCTAGCGCTTCTTTGTTGATAGTGTCAGCAGGAATTGTTACGCCGAACCACCCAAGTACTTGCTGTACTAATACCAGAATTAGCGGGATAACTGACACCCAAAAAACCTTCGATTTCATTCTTACTTTCCAGTTAATTTTCATTATTTTTCCTCACCTCCTTTTCATTTCCACAACATCGGAGCAATTGTAATTATTGTTGTAATCACTGCTCCAATAAGACCGATTATTGCGACAGTCACGCCAACGTCACTTGTTTTTGCCTTTGTTTTTGCCCTTTCCTCATTCTCCGATTTTGCTTTAATTTCCGTTAATTCGATATCGTGATCATGTAAATGAATCGTTGTATCACTTGCAAAGCGATCTAATGTTGTCGCTGTTCTCTCTGTATTTTTTGCAATTTGATCTAGTGATATCGAAAGCGGAATAACAATATCTTTTAAGTCGCTTAAGTCGTCACCTAACACATCAACTTTGTTTTCTATTTTCTCAATATCTTTTGATACATCTATCTTCAACTTGCTTTCATGCTCTAGTAATTCTAATCTCGTCACATATCCTACTTGTTTTTCAGCTTCCACAATTCGAAACCTCCCACTCCAGCGATGAATAAATTAAAACAAGCGCTCAAACCGTATCGAACTGGGAGCAACCACTGCGACTGACCTTCTGCGCTAGCAGATGCGTAAAGAAACAAAATGAATACTCCTACGATTCCCCCAATCAGCATATTGATATATTTTGCTTTACTTGTTTGAAATATCGATATCAAAATCAACACAGAACTGACTATAAAGAATAGTCCCCATGTGTCCATATTCATCAAGTCATCCATCAATTTATACGTGTCGCTTCCTTCTGCAACTGCATCACCTCTGATAATCAAAAATGCGCCTGTCGCAAAGCTGAATAGAGATACTTGTAAAGAAAAAAGAATACTAAAAACATCTTTATAACTCTTATTCAATAATTGATTCTTTAAATTTATCAACCATTTTTTCATTCACTCCACTTCCTACTTTTTGACATAAAAAATAAGCCGAATTGGCTTTAATCTAAAACATAAAATAATTGATTTAACGCAAAATAAGTAACGCTAGTGTCGACGGGCATAAAACTCATTGCATTGGCGGAAGACGCATGTACTCGACCACCAGTCGATTTGCTCGTTGGCGCGTAAGCCATCGCCGTTCTTGTTGTCTGTATCTCAAGAGGCACAGAAGCAAAAGCGTTAGCTGATGCCCATGCGGTTGATTTTTGAACTTGACCACGGAAAAACACAATTCTAATTCCAAAAATGCATAAAATCATATATTGAGGTGTATTAAATTCGGCTGTAGAATATCCTGCGTTAAGCGGTAAATCTTTCCAGCTTGTTTTATAAAACGAATCTGCATCAATTGAAAGCTTAATATTTCCATTCTCATTAAACTGCAGAGATTTACTAGTTAAAATAGAATTTCCTAGGCTACTTTCCCCGGCAACATCGATTAGTTTCTGCGCAACTTTGTATCCGCCTAATGTACTGATGATGCTTTCTAATACTGCAGACCCTATACCCGTAGGCAAATATGAAGTTGAATTGAACCCGTCATCATTCATTTTGACAGTTCCAGTGTAAAGATTATCGTCGCTATCTTTGTAATTTATGTTATGAATAAATTCCGCACCAGTAATGCTACCACTCTTCACATCACCAAGCTCGGCAGTGATAGCGGAAAGTTTACCCACACGCAATGCGTTGTAATCCAAAGGTAATTCTACCCAACTATTCCCGTTCCAAGTAAAAACACCAACAATTGTTTTAGTGTTTTCGTCTATTTTAAACCATGTGTCACCTTCGACTGGAGCGCTTGGCTGAGTTTTATCAAAAACCGGTTTATGATTACTAACTGATTCAATCAATGCATTGTTCGCAACGGTAATCGCCTCTTCTATTTTTTCGTTAATTTCTGGATCTGCTTCCTTAATATCTAATGTTTGACTCACCCATTTTTCTCCATCCCACCTTCTCAAAACATTTGGTGTCACACTACTATCCATCCACAGTAAATCGGTGGTCGGGTTTAACGGTGCTTCACCAGCTACTATTGCATCGTTAATATCTGTTAATGTTATTTCCGCTGCTGCTCTAATTGTCATTATCCAACATCCTTTCTTCTGGCATAGCATAAATACGATTGTATCGTTTGCCCGCCTCTCCTTGCCCTAAGTTTAGCTGCATCATTCGTTTGCCATTTGCATCAAGAAATGGATACGCTCCTTCGCATTCGTTAGTTGAACCTTGTGCAGGATAGTATTTTTTTTGAAAAACATGATGATAAACTAAACTATTATTAATCATATCCCAACACCAAACTTGATTTTTATCAGTGCCTGTAAAACTCCCTCCGGCTGACAAATACGCATATGGAAACATTACATGCATTCCTTGCAACGTATATAAAGTAGTTGTAAATCCACAGTCTTTTGTCCTAAATGTATATAAAGGAGCTATTTTCCCGGCAAATAAATCAGACTTTTTAAAAACATTAATACTTAAATTGGAAACGCCTGGACTCATAACTACATAGTCGCTTGTTTTGTCGTATGTTACTCGGAAACCGTCAGGTGCTTCAAGTTTAAATGCCATCGACTCATCGTAAAACTGTTCTTTCAAAGGGACATATTTAAACATTGCTATCGCCTTCTCTGCTTGGGGCAATGGTGTTACATAATAAGACCAGATGTGCGCCTCACCAGACGAAGTGTCCACGCCAAACATAGTCCCATGTCCTCCGCCGAGAATCCACATCATATCGACGAAAGTACCATCAAGCGTAGTTCTATAAATATTGTATGATTGTTGTCCACCGACTTTACTTTTTTTACTTCCATAATATTCTTGCGACCAGTATATATAACCATTTTCCACGTCTATTTGCGCACATTGCATAACCGATAAATTTACTTCTATCCCAGCAGGGAATTCGCGTGGAAGTTCAGCATACATATAACTTTCTTCTTCATTAATCATTAATATACTAGCTTCACTTCCTTGATTGACCGAACATCTAATAGTGGCATTGATAAAAACGTCTTCTCCAGAGATATTAACAACATTACCTACGCCTATCTGTGCGTCTTCCCAAACCAAGTCGTGTGTACCGTCGTTGTTTATCTTCTCCCAAATAAAATCACCACGCTCAATACTATTCGTTATGTTTGTTTTCCCATCGTAAACTCTTGCAATAAGTTGTGTAGTGCCAGCGTTATTTTTAAAAGTAGAACCACTCGTGCTAAATAATTCTACTTTCCACGTCTTCGTTTCTTCTATTTGTTTTTTAGCTTCTTCAATTTGCGCTTGAAGTTCCCAAATAGCCAGTGGTGTGACGTTTTCCAATTCGATATAATCACCAAGAACAACCTTGTTTTTAGACGGATCACTAAAAGAAGTTGTCTTTTCTATGATTCTTGCAGATAAAGTTATATCCATGTCCAAGTCGACTACTCTTACTGTGTCTCCAAGTGTGACTTGGTGTGGCTCATAGCCTAACATCTCTGCTAGTAATATCACGTCTACCTCATATGTGGATAAAGGATGATTAACTTTTTCAAGCTCTAGTAGCGCCCAATCTTTTAAAGCTTGCGCGTTTGTTATTGTATCTTTTGTTATGACACCTTTTAAATATTCTCTGCCATCGTTATACAGCCAGTTCGCTTCATCATCATAAATGTAATTTAAACCATTATTAACTGATTTAATTGTCAAACCATCTTTACCAAGCGGGATAAGAGCAGTGTACATCGTTTTATCAGTTGTAATTCGTTTAAGACCTTGAATGTCTCTTGCGTACTCAAATCGTTTCGCAGTATTGTTGCCTCGTTCGTCAACTAAATCAAATTTATAATTAATGATTTGACCACCAAAGCTTTCTACGTAAGCATCAATTTCTGCTTTATATTCTGCAATAACTTGTTGTAATCCAGCTTGAGCCGTTATATTGTCTGCAAATTCAATAGTGCGTATTTGTCCAACAAATTCTCTCTTACCAATTGACCATCCTGTCTGTTGTAAAATATATTCAAGCGCCATGTCAGCTCTTATATCAGTCAGGAATTTATTGGAAATAATAGTTGCATTCAAATCATAAATAAATGCATTTTCTGCTGTTGCTTTGATATATCGTCCTTGCATATTTAACCCGTTTTCAGATTCATAAATACGAAATAATCGTAACTTAGCTTGTTCGTCTTCAAACAAAATATAATTACCTTCGTGAATATGTTCAGCCATTTCATGTTCTGCGGGGATGGTAACAGTGTATGTGTCATCAAAGTTTTCAAGCTTCTCATTTCTCTCATCATCCCAAAAAGGACACGAAAAAGGCATGTCATTAGATAACACGCCTACAATTGTTTTTTGTCTATTTAGAATTGTTAACATTCTATACCTCTCCTAATATGTCGTCGGTCTGTATTCTATGGACCACTCCGCTCCTTCGCTGAAAGCCACTGGAGTTTGATAGCCACCAAAAAACGAAGGAAATGAACTTCCAATTGCTAAATTTTCCATGAACACTGAACCGTTTTTCATTATGACCCCAGCTTCACAATCAATCATAATCTCATCACCTTTATGGATAATAACCTCTGGATTATTTTTAACATCTGCTTCTGGATTAACTTTTTGTACAACCAAGTCGCAAAAAACAACATCATTGTCTTTGTAAATTTGATTATTAAAATCTTCTGGAATATCCATTTTGGCCATGTAAATTCCGATGCCTGCTAACTTAGTAGCAAATTTGTTATTTGAGTCTTTCCATTTGTAGGTTCGTTTCCAAGCTTGACTACCTTTATCGTTCAATTTAACTATTTCCGCAATAAACAACTGTCCATGCTTTTCAATAGATAGATTAAAGTACGCATCTGAAAATTCATTATAGTTATTTCCGACTTCATACGTCGTGTTTATTGTTTTCCAAACTTGCTTAGTCTTTGTTTTACCTTTTTCTGTATACTTCACTGTTTGTTGTACTTTTTTTGAATAAACCACTTTCGTATTCTTTTTCTTAACTACTTTCCCCTCAGTTGCAGCAAAAAGGTATCTATCTTTCGTTGTTCTCCCAATCTCTAGTCCCAAATTCATAGCTCTCCCATTTTGGGCATCTTTAATCATAAATTTACCAATGCGTTTGCTATCTTTGTCTAATAAATACAATTCTATTTTTGTTCTAGCGCGTGGGTATTTTTGAGTAATATTTGCCAATCGAGCGGTGACTTTCCAATTGTCTAATTCTGACGTCAACATTCGTTTCATTACAGGACCTCTCCATGATTTGTAAGGCGCGGTTTCTGTTTTTTCACCATAGGAATTTACACGAATGGTGTTTATAGTTTGTTTAAATGAACTTGTTTTCGCAGGCTTACCATTTTCTAGCTCCCAAGTAATATTACTTTGCCCAATACCATCCCACAAAGTCATGTCATTTGCTCTATCGGACAACACGTTCTCATACATTTTCACAGCTGTTTGTCCTGTATCGGGGTCAATATCAGCCCCTAGAAATATATAATCATCATCTGTTGCAAATGATAGACTAGTTAAATCGTCGGTTGCTATCGCATGAATAATTGGACTTGTTGATTGTGAACCCGCCACCTCGATTATAGCCGGGCTTTCTGGTAAACTAATTTCTTGTTGTTCTCCATATCCACGAGGATCACTACATATAAATGTAATGGTTGTTGTATAATTATCTGTCTGTAATTCTGTTAACTCTGCCATTTGGGCAAAATGACCGTAATAAATCCATTCCGGTTCATCATCAAAGATTATTTCGCTTTCAAAACTATTAGTTTGGATGATTAAGTTATTAAGATCGTGTGCTATTTCTACTCGTTCAGTTTCCGATTTCCCCATAAGCGTAATATTAATGTCAAAGCTTCTAGTACCAACGGAATTACCAAAAAAGTACCCACCGATTTTGGCAGGTACTTCTTGGATATTCTCAGTGATATTGATTGCATTTCTTTTGATACTATTAACAACTGCTGGAATGTCATTGCTATGAATTCCGGCGTACGTAAATCCTATTCTAGTCACGTTTTCTAACCCCCTGAACTCGGTCTTTTCTACTTATACGATTGTTCTGCATTTTTGTAATTGCAGGTTCCACTAAACTTCCGACCTTATTTGTGTCCATGTATACGTCACTATTTTTTTGAAGTAGTTGCATTAAAATCTGATTCTGCTGTTGAAGCAATAAAATCATGTCAGAATTGTCAGGACTATTGACAACAACACTTCCTCCATCGTTCATTCCAATGATTTCTTTTGTTTTTTTGATTAATTGAACCGCTCGATTTTTCCGAGTAAGCGGTATGACTACTTCCGGCTTATTGTTCTCAGCAACTTCTATCATTTCATTTTTCTTTACAAAACCACCATTAGCAAATCTACGATGCCCTCGTGGTCCCCAGCCTCGTTTTCCGTAGGGAAGGTCGTTTCTCCATGATGAGTTATTGAAGAACGCCAGCAACTGATCATAACCAGAAAAAATATTATTATGACCTTTCATTCTGTATGCGTTAAAAGTCTGCGGTATATATTGAAGCAAACCTTTAGCAGGGTTGCCTGATAATGTATTAACATCCACAACAGCAGATGACTGAGTTATTTTTTCATTCCCGCCAGATTCACGATGAATTTGTGCAATAATGCCTTTTAATTCACTACCGGACAAATCCACTTTCATGGCTAGAGCCGCTTTCTTAATAACACTAGACCACGCCGAAGCACCTTTCCCAGCCGGTCCTGCCACTGGCGCAGTTTCTTTAAAACCAGACAGCATTTTCTCCAAAGGTGCGCCGATACTGTTTTTTAAATAGTTCAGCATGTCAGAACCTAAATTACCATCGTTACCCATTTTAACGCCAACAGATACGCCACCAAAAAGTTTATTTAAATTTTTGATAGGATGCGCTGCCCAGTCAAAAGCTTTTTTAGAAAAATCAACTACTTTTCCAGCTACCGCTTTTGTCCCATCCCAAGCATCACTTAAGAAATCATTGATCGTTGAATTGCCACTTGCAAACCCAGGTAATGTTTTACCAAGTCCACCTTGCATGACTTTTTTCGAATCTTCATGATTCAAAATTTTAGTACCTGGCGCAACATGCGTTATTTCTGCACCATTCGCACCTAAAATCTGAGCTTGTGCTTTGCGTTTATTATATGCAATCTCAAATCCTTCTTCGCCAGCCATGATTTGTCCGGATGCATTGTTAGAACCTGTGTAATCCATTGCTAACTGACTACCATATGAGGTTCTTTTGCTAGATGATTTCGAAGTTTTAGTATTATTGTTGTAACCGGCAGGCTTCCATTCAGGAATAGTAGGTAAACTAAAAAACTTTAATACTTTATTTATTCCCCCTGTCACAGAGTTGATTACACTAGCCAAACCTGCTTTGAAATTATCCCATTTTGACAGCGACTGACCCGTTTCCCAATCAACCTGTTTCAAATGACCTGAAGCTTGTTTTTTTGCTTGGTCAACAACACCCGTGTGCATTTTTTTCGCTTCACTAATTGTTTTATTTTTTTGGCTCTTAGCTTTTCTTACAATATCATCATGTTGTTTCTTAGTAATAGTTCCGTTTACATAGTATTCTTTATCAGCAGCAGCGACAACTTGTTTGTATTTACTATTTGCTTCTTTCACAGCACCGTCTTTGGCGCGTTTAGATTCTTTTACGACTTTTGAAGCTTGTTCTGTACTTAATTTTCCACTACTGTCTTTCAGTTTTCCTAAAATTAATTTTTGCTCTTTTGCAGACTTACTCAAAGAACTAACCACAGCAGTTTCTTGTTTTTTAGATATTGCTTGAATTTGATTACTATATATTTGATTACTAGTTTTACGTTGATTTGCAGCATTACGTTTGATGCTCGTAATTTGCTGTTCCTCCGAAGCAGTTAAAACTCTACCTTCCTTTGCAGCTTTTGCGTTAATTGCTTTTATGTCTGCTTTCTCTTTCTTTGTAATATCAGCATTTTTAGTAGCCATGTCTTCATTTAGCTTTTGAATTTGTTCGTTGTTTTTCTTCACTTCATCTAATGACAATTTTTGTATTTTTGCTTGCTTCTCTTTAACCGCTTTTATGTCTGCTTCTGATAACATGCTATTCTTTGACAAAGTATTTAAATTCTTATCAGTACTTTTTTTAGTCTTCTCAAAAGATTTCTCGACTAACGCAACCATCCCATTATAATTTTTGCTAATTTTATCAGATGTTGATTTAGTGATTACATCCCCGGACATTTCCAAATACTTTAATTCAGAGATTGCGTTTTGAGACATAGTTTTATATGAGTTTACATTTTTTGCTGTATCTTTACTAATACCTTTTCCGGAAATATCCGTTTTCAAAGGATTAGCAAACACATCTTTTATAGCCGCATATCCTGCTTTCGCCATTTTAATTTGATCGTTAATTTGATTAACTGGATTCAATAGAATAGGATGTTCTTTTGCTGAGAATGAAAGTGCATCCCAAATCAAATCGAATTTAGCTTTATATTCAGGGATTTCCTTCTGTATTTTTTTACCGAATGCCTGCCCAAATTTAGTTCCAGCAATACCTCCTATTGCCGCACCTACAGCTGTTCCAATTCCTGGAGCAATTGCTGTTCCTATAGCGGCTCCTGCTGCCCCGCCAGCTAAGCTCCCACCAGCGCTACCAGCTTTATCGCCAGCATTTTTCTTATTAATACCAATAAGTTGTGTTGCAGATAATGCAATTCCTAGACCAGGTAATGCCTTTCCAACGCCTTTCAAACCAGCCCCGATTTTTCCGAATTTGCTATAACTCGCAATATCTCCTGCCATATCAGCTGTAGATAATGCTTTTGCTCCTTTGCTTCCTTTAAAAAATGAGCCAGCTTTACCTAAGAAACCTTTACCTTTTCCTCCACCGACTGGCAAAGCATTTCCAGCAAGTTGCGTAGTCGCAGCATTAGTTCCGGCAGCGACCGAGTTTTCTGCTAACGCGGCTGTTAGTTTCTTTACAGGTGAGATAGCAGCTGCTGCTCCTTTTGCAATAAATCCAAATGCTAGTCCAGCCACCGGGATCGCTACCGCAACTACACCTGCTGTGGAGATAACCGTTTTAGTACTATCATTCAATCCATTAAACCAATCAGCTGCTTGTTGAATATACTTTCCTAGACTACGTAATACCGGTGTCAATGATGTTCCTATACTTATTGCAAAAGTTTCAATTGCACCAGAAATTTCTTCAATAGTACCTTTCAAATTATCCATTTTCATTTTAGCTACATCGTCTGCAGTTACTTTACCCATTTCAGTGCGCATTTTTTTTATTCCTTCTGCGCCTTCACGATAAGCAATATTCCCAGCACGAACTGCATCGGAGCCAAACATAGCACCTAGCGCCGCACTACGCTGTTCAGAATTTAAGTCTTTTAGGCTACTTTGCAATAAACCAGATATTTCTTCTGCTGATTTCAATTCCCCGTTTGTATCGTAAAACGCGGAGTGAACCGCTCCAGTAGCAACTGTTAATTCTTCAAATTCCTTGTTAACTTTAGAAGCGCTTGCTTTTGGACCTGCTAAACTTTTAGCTAAATCTTGAATTTGTCCCATTAATTTATCTGTATCGTTAGAAAGTGGTTTTACACCATTTTCTTGTAATACTTTCATGGCAGTTTCATTGTCCACAATGCTTAAACCGAGAGCATCAAATTGTTCCCATGCTGCCTTTGTTGTAGGGTGTAATCTTTGTAGCATAGTTTTGAGAGAGGTACCCGCATCAGAACCTTTTAAACCATTTTGTGCGAATACTGCTAACATTGTAGATGTATCATCAAATGACAGACCAACGCCACTCGCAACAGCAGAAACTTGTTGTAAAGACATCTTCATTTCTTCTACACCAGTGGCAGAAGCATTTGCCGCACCAGCTAGAATGTTTGCCGCATCCGCCACGCTTAAATTATCATCCTTAAATGCGTTTAAAACTGTAGCCGCGATTTCTGCCGCTGAAGCTAAATCTAACTCACCCGCTGTTGCTAATGAAAGCGCACCTGAAAGCCCGCCATTGATAACATCTTTTACTGAAAGACCTGCCTTTAAAAGTTCTTCTTGTGCCTGCGCGGCTTCTAAGGCGGAGTATTTCGTATCTGCACCTTGTTGAATAGCGAGTTCTCTTAATGCATCTTTATATTGATTTACCTCACCAGGGGACATAACAGAAAGAGTATTTGACATTTGTTGTTCAAAATCAGCCGCTTTTTTGGTAGCAAAACCTAAACCAAGCGCAACTGGAGCCATATACAAACTTCCTTTTTTCCCGAAGGCGACAAGCTTATCACCTGTTTCATTTAACTTTCTTTGATACTTGTCTAAATCTTGAGTCACTGCTCCCCACGGTGAGCTTTTAACAGCTTGCTCACTCTTGAATTTCTTATAAGATTCTGTCGTAGTATCAATCTTTCTTTGCAAATTATTGTAATTTGCAACTTCATTGTTTACTGCTTTTTGTCCAGCTGATAAAGCTTTTGGCATTTGTTGTAGTTCTTTGTTAAGTTTGTTATACGCTTTTTGATTTGAATTTACTTCTTTTTCTGCTTCTTTTAATTCTTTTTCAGTTGCATTACCAGATTTAGAAAGCTGTTCAAAACGTTTTTTTGACTCAGTCAACGTTTTATTAGACTCTTTCAACTCTCCATTTAAAGAAGCATTTCGTTTTTCTAAATCTTTAAAATCGTTTTTAGTTTGAGAAACCATTTTGCTTTGAACAGATAACTTTTTATTAAGTCCATCCAGTTCTGTTTCATATCGAGATAAGGTTTTTTCTCCTTTGCCAAATGCCGAAAGATTTGCTTTCATTTCGCTATTCACAGAACCGAGGGTCCTTTTCAACCCTTTCATTCCCTCGTCCACTCTAGTAGCATCTAGGTCTAGGTTAATCGACAATCCTTGAAGTTTATTCATTATTTACCCCCTTCCTCGATTGACATCTTGATATTGTGATACAAAGTCAACAAGTGAAACTTTGTTATTTTCTGATTTTGCTTCTTCTTTTTCGATTATCAGACGACATAACTTTTTGTATTCTTGATCGTCCGTTTCTCGAATTGTCCAGCCATACTCTTTCATGCAGTAACGCCTAATTGCATCGAGATCGGACAAAAACTCGGTAAGCGTTATTACTTTGCTTCTTCGCCTTCGTCATCTTCAACATCATACTCTTCTGGTGAAATTTCTCGAAAGACAGACACCAAAGTATCGTTTAATTTTTTGGAAGGAATATTTTTTTTAAGAAAATCTACACTCAAATTCTTATCGTTAAATAATTTAACTATGAATTTTAACTGCATTTCTAGAATCATCGTTTTTTTAGGATTATCAGAAGTGTTAATGTATTCTCTAATTTTTTCTTGCATTTTCCAGTAGTCTTCTAATTCAATTACAGAGGTATCTCCTCTCTCATAAAGCTCTTTCTTTTCTGTTTCTTTGTTAAAAATTTCTAATTTAATCATGTTTTCTCCACCTTTTTTATAATTTTTGTCAATAAAAAAAGAGTAGGAGTTCACCTACTCTTAAAATATTTTATCCTTCGGGTACTGCTGGTGTTTCAACAAAGCCAGGAAAAGCCATTTTATTAATTTTATCTCGGAATTCTTCGCCCACAGCCATAGCAAAAACGTCCCCAGCGTCATTATAAACAAATTCGCCAGTGAGACTAGTTGCTTCTGGTTCCTTTGGTTTATCCTCAGATGTGTTTAATTTAACGTCATCTTGTCCATATTTCCCTTTTAGTAAAGCAAAGAATACCGGTTCCCCTCGCAATGTTTCACTTTCCATCACGCATGAAGCGTATGGTGGATTAGTGTTTTTCCCAACAGTTACAATACCATCTGCGTTCTTTTGACGACCTAATAACTCTTGTCCTAATTCGAAAGGTAGTTCCATAATACTAATCGTTTGCTTAACATCACCAGAACCTTTTTTGGAAATGTAGTACGGACCATTGGATGCAAAAACTTTAATAGCCTCTGCATCAAGACCAGAAATATCCGCTTCGACCGTACCACCTTTTTTATTCTTACCATTTACTTCTACTTTTTTTGTTACTTTTTCGTCTTTTTCATCAAAAATACCGAAAGTCGCTTTTTCAAATCCGATCGTTGTAATCATTTATTTCACTCCTATTATTTTTATTGATATAGCTTGTATGGCAATCCACTATATTTTCGTGCATCTACAAATCGACCTGTTTCTGGGAAATATTCATCTAATCCGCCAGCTAGTTGCCCAAATCCTATTTGTTTCATTTCTTTTCTAACTTCTTCTTGTATTTGTTTAACAGTTAATCTATCGTCAGATTGTACATCGATTTGTACTAAAAAATCTTCCCACATAGCCTCGTTACTAGAAAAATTAGTTGGTACTGGAACATCTAATGGAATGATTAATAAGAAAGTTTTGTTAGAATTACCCGTGCTTGGAAAATCATAATATTTTATTCTCTCTTCGCAAGTAGTGTGAATGATATCGTTTTTACTTAATGTCGTATATATGATGTTCAAAATATCAATCATAATTTATCACCTATTTTCTTCTGTACAATTGCCCTATAAGCTCTTTCAGATATTCTTAGTGACCTGGCAACACTACCTGTTCCGGCTGGTGTGATTTTTTTACCATTCCTTGTATAACCATACTCGTTGAGATGAATTATTTTGTACCTGTCTTTAGGACCTTTCCAGTCAATCTTTATACTTCTTACCCCATTGTCATACGAAGGTTTTTCTATATTAATCTCATCAATCGATGCACCTGTGTCTTTAAATTGAACAAATTCACTTTTAAGCGTTTTTGCAACAAGGGCTGCGCCTGCAATTAAAGCAGGGTCTACTAATTGTGGCAAGTTTTCTCGTCCAAATATACTAACTAACTGTCTTTCCAACTCTTCTACCCCAGTAACTTCTACACTCATGTTTGAACCCCCAGAAGCACATTTACAAAGCTATTACTTTGCAAGTCTGGGCTAACATCAATCACATTAAATCTTTTGCCCAAATAGCGATAATCTAATATTTCTACATAATGTTTGTTACTAACTGTATACTCACCTTTAGTGTCTCGAATATTAATTGTGACAGCTTCTTTTGTTCCCGTGCCATGTAAAATTTCTAAATCTTTCATGGATGGTTTATAAACTTCTGCAAAACATTCGAAAAGAGTAATCTTTTCTATTTCACCTGGTTCAGGACCACTTACCGGCTGATATTCAAAAAAAACAACCGGAGTACGTAAATCGCCACTCTGAACTTTTTGAGGTTTAAACTGAAACTTCATCAGATTCACCACTTTCATCTGCATAGAGAGAGAAGCCTAAGCTAGTTATTTGTGATTGAAAGTTTTCGTTGAAGAATTCTATCGAATCATTATACGCATATCTAGTACGATCAATGACCAATTCTCTTGCCCTAACATGTTCATCTACATTAAACAGCCCGCATTTTTCTTGTAAATCAGCAATAGAAAAAGATAGCAACTCTTTTAAATTGCTATCTTCGCTATTGTGAGAAATGTGCATACGCTCTTTAAATTTTTTAAGAAGGTCATCTGATACTTCCATGTACAGCACCTACTTTTTTTTATCTTTTTTTGGTTCATCCAATCGTTTTAAAAAAGAAGCTCCCAAATTGTCAGCGACTTCATCTGCACGTTTTACAGTCAATTCAATTTCAGTTCCTTTTTCATATACTTCTTTTGTTACTTTGTCTTTGAATTTCTTTAATACTTCAAATTTAGCCATTTACAATCACCCTTCCGGAGTTTGATCTGTTGGTTTGATATTTAATGTCCACACAGCGGCAGCTTTTTCGTCTTTGGCTTTACCATACGCAAATTGTTTTGCAGCATATAAGTTAAGATCTTCAAATGCAAGCGTTTGGTCAAAAGTAGAAATATTCAATGCTCCACCAATAAGTGCATCATAACGTTTTGCAACATAAGAAATAGCTTTCTTTTCTGGAACGAATAATGATTCAATGATATTTAAATTGTAAGGTAAAGCAGTCACATACACACCGTTTGCATTTAAGCTTGTGTACTGTTTTTTAACGTCCCAGGCATCTGTAGGATTGACTAGTAACGTAACTTCACCAGCTACATTTAGCGGCTTGCCATTTTCTTTTACGGAATGATATTTATATACATCTGTTAATTCATTAACAGTTACCTTAGAGCTAGCAAATGTCAGTGTTCCAGATGCAACTTTTTCTGGATATACACCATCTACTACGTTAGTGCCTTTTCCAACTTTGCGAGTTAGACCAACAGGTTTATCTTTACCATCACCAATAATAAACGCGCTTTCTAACGCCACTGCGAACGCTTCTTCAATTTGAGTAACTACAAAACGTTTCACCCATACAGGTCCAAAATTTTCAAGGTCTTTAGGAACTACTACAAAAGCGGTTAATTTATTCTGGATAGATTCTTCTTCACTGAATGTAGCATCCAATTGTCCTTTGATTTCACCAAAGATTTTGCCCCACACAGCAAGCCCACTAGTTTCGGATTTTAAGAACTTAGTACGTAAACCAGTCGTGCGCATTCCAATAGATGCAAGGAAAGGATGTTCAGTTGTTAAATCTTCAAAGATTTCATCAACGACTGTTTGTGGTAGCAATGTTTCTTCTTTGTAACCAACTTCTTTATTAATATCATTGAAGAATTTAATTTCTTCATTCGTGATATTTTTGTCTGTTCGGCTAGCTGAAATATACTGGTCCGCCTCTTGACGCGCTTCTTTTTTGGCTTGATCCATAATATCAGCAGCCATTGCATCTACCATTTCCACATAAGCCTTGTTTTGAATTTCTTGTGTCTCTTCGTTTTTAACAGCATTGACAAAAGCTGTTCGTTTTTCCTCGTAATTTACAAGGTTGTTTTTTAATTTGATAGTCATAATCTATTTCCTCCTATTTTTGGGTATTAAAAAAGAAACCGTTTGAAAGGATGTATATTTTCCTTTTTCGGCTTCTCTTCTTTATCATTTGATTGTTCTAACTGATTTATTACTTTTCCTACAATTGCATCGATATCTAACTGCGGCGGTTTTATATTATTTATGATTTTTTCAATTGCATCCTGTGGGATTACCGGCGAGAGACTGGCAACTAACTGCGGTGCTTTTTCATTAGAAAACATTACTTCATCAGCAAAGCCAGCTTCTACTGCTTGTTGTGCGTTAAACCAAGTAGTTTCGCCCATAAGGTTTAATAGTTCGTCCATGTTCTTTCCAGTCTTGTCCATGTAAGCATTTGCCACAGATACATTGAAACCTTTTGAAACCTTTGCTTCATGTTCAAGATCTCGATAATCACCAAATACTCCGGAAGCGACATTATGCACCATAATTTGGGCTGTGGGACTAATTTCCACTTTATCTCCTGCCATCGCAATGACCGAAGCCGCACTAGCAGCTATACCTACAACTTTCACATTTACAGTTCCGTTATATCCTTTCAATGTAGTATAAATTTCACTACCAGCATATACATCACCACCGCCAGAATTGATAATCACATCAATCGGTTCATTGTTTTCTGGTAAAACGATGTCTCTTGGGCTAGTACTTTCCATATCAAGCATGTCATAAATCCATTTTTGATTATTTGAAATAATCGTTCCTTTAATCTCCAACTTCATTCATTCTCACCTCCTTCATCAGCTGACTGATAGTTTTTAGTAATTAAATATTTATCTAATTCCGGATTATCTACTCGTTCAGCGCCCAATAATTCTCGAACTTCATTACGATTAAATGAACCAGAAGCAACCAACTTATCTACAGCTTCTGCATTTTCTATAATGTCTTTTTTGTGTATGATTTTGATATGTTCACCTGCTAAAAACTCGCTAGAAGTAAATAATTTAGCGTTTAATTCGTCTTCTAGTTTTTTAGTGAGTGGATCAATACAATATTCCATATAAGCTTTCATATTGTTACTCAAGTCTGCCATGTCACCATGCAATAAAGAAGAAGGAATGCCGAGAATACTTGCCACATAATCAATCATTTCTTTACGTAACTTTTTAACTTCATCAAAACTTTGACTATTATTCACGCTTGTTGTTCCAAATTCTTCATAATTGAAGCCTTCCAATTGAGGAACAATCGCAATTTCGTTGTTGCTAAACGAGGCGTAGACTTTGTCAATGTATTCTTGTAGCTTTATTTGTTTATCTTTATCTGCAACGCCTGCCATTTTGAAGTTGACAGCTCCTCGAATTTGAAAGTTGCGCATTTGTGCGCGAATCATTTTTCCAAACAACTCTCCATAATCCTCGAACATCCCATCTGTGAATGCCGACAATCGTTCATTTCCATATTCTAAGAAAATAACATCATCCATGCTGAACTTTCGCTCGTAACAATAATTTTTCACTGTAACTTCTTCAAAAATATCTGGAAATAACGCAAACTCGTTTCTCACATAACTATCAGCAATTAAAAAATCGTCTGTATCTGAAAGGACAATTAAACACTCATTATCATAAATTAGCTTATAAATCACTTTCTCCCAGAAAGAGCTTGAACTCATATCTGTATTTGGACGAATGTTTAACTTATAATACAATTTATCCCGCACACTAACTTCTCTATTTTTTAACCTAAAATCAGATTTTGCAATGGTTCTCGCGATATGTTTTACACATGTATTTAAAGCCATTTTCTTTAAATATACTTTTGTAGTTTTGTCCTCCAAAAAGTCTAAATCCCACATCCACTCAATTTCTTTGTTTCTTTTAAACAGTTCTGTAAAGAGTCCCAATTTATCACCTCCTTGTGCTATAATCACCTTAAAATAGGGAGGTGATTATATTGCGTTTAAATCAAGACTGCGTTCGTCAAGTTATGCTAGATATAGAAGAAAGAATGCCTTATGGTGGATATTTAGCCTATGATCAATTGTTAGACTTTAATGCACACAAGCAATTTGGTTCAGATGACGTAAACTACTGTATAGAAAAGTTAAGCGAAGCTGGTTTCTTAACAACTAGAACTTTCATACAGTCGGGTTCTAAATACGATGTTTCAATAGAATCCATTACCTGGCAAGGTCATCTATTTTTAGATAATATCAGAGACAACGAATCATGGAAAAAAGTAAAACAAATAGCTGACAAAGTTGCTTCTGCTTCGCTGTTAGTAACTGCAGAACTAGCAGGAAAGTATGCACTTTCCACCATATCCAAACATTTAGGTCTATAGTTATTCAGCTTAAAATGCAATCGCGTTAAGCATGTTCAATACCTCTTCTACATCAATATCTTCTATTTCATCCGCACGCCAAAGAGCATGGACAAAAGCCTGAAATCCATCAGTTTTACGTCTATGCTCGTCTTTTTTAAGATACTCTTTATTTCCATCCGGTTTGATTTTCACTGCAACATTATTTGTATACCAACGCATTAACGGATTATCTCCAAATACAATACGGTGATTAGCGAATAGTGTTTCAATTCGCGGAGCGAGCAAACTATGAGCTGCACGTGGATTTCTAATTATCTCCAGTTCAAATCCTTCTGCTTCAAACAGCGGACGCATGAGATCCATTCGGAAATTATCTCCGATTACTTTTTGAATACCGTATGTTTCCCGCATTTCAACAAACCAATTGACCACGTGACGAGGGTTGATCGTAGGTTCATCTACAATGGTCAATAATCCCTGTTTTTCCCATTCTTTGATGGGTGGTTTAAGGTTTGCGATATCCAAATATCCTTTTCTAGCAAAAGAATGGGTTTTCCAAATGTAATCGTCACCTGCACGAAACAGCAATCCAACAGCCGCGAAGTCCTTAACACTTGCATAGTCAAATGCACCAATACAAGCTCGGTTTTGCAGTTCTGGCATTTCCCGGTTAGTTGCGAGAATGTCTTTCCAAGGGGCTACTACCTTTTCCAAATCTACTTCTGGAAGGTTCATTCGCTTAGTCATGAACGCTTCTCTACCGCTAGGATTATTTGTTAATGCCTCATATTGTTTTCTAACTTTATTTAGTAAGCGTTTAGAACGAGGACTTAAAGGCTTTTCAAAAGCAGGATTTGCTTTTTCCCACATAGCTTCATTCTTAACTTCCTCTGGATCATCTAGCTTACAAATAAAAGGAAACATGCGATCGTTAAGATTTTCTCCACTTAGAATTGCTTTGCTACGTTCTTCCAACTTGTCATAAAACCCCGCTCTCACAAATCCATTAGTTCCAATAAAAAATTCTCTGGGATTTGCGACTTTGCCAAGTCCTCCAGAGAATACATCAATTATTTGTCTATCTTCATATTCATGTGTTTCATCATAAATAACACAGCCTTCACGACCACCATCTTTAGTTTTTGCATTTGACGTTTGAAATTTAAAAACACTGTTGGTTCCTTTGCCAATAATCTGTGCTTTCCACGCGTCAAAGCTGCCTTCCAATTTAGGATTTCCGTCTATTGTATTAAATACTTCTTTAAAACTAACTTTCGCTTGGTCTTCAGAATTCGCTACTACCGAAACATCGTAATTGTTAATCCCATGTAGCGGACTTATAAAATAATTTGATAATGTACTTATAAACCCGTTCTTACCACCACCGCGACCAAGGGTTATAAAGAACTCTTCATAAAAAAGTTCATCGTCTTCTTTAAAATATAAAAAAATAAATGGTGCAATAAACTTTTCCCAGTTGTCCAAAGGGAAGTACCATTTTTCACTAAAAGCAATATAATTTTCTATCTGCGTCTCATCAAAATATATATCATCTCTACTAAGAACATGTTCTTGCAAGTAATTTATTAGATCGATTCGCTCTTTATTGAGTAGTATTTTTCCACTTTTATACGACTGTATATAGTTATCAACGTGTTTATTTGATATCATATCAAGTCACTACCATCTTGATTATCATTTTCGCCTTTGAATATAAAAGACCGTTCAATAGATAATAATGAAGTGTTGATTCGATTTTTTTCTTGTATTGCTGGATTAGTTTTCGTGAATTTTTGCGAGCCGTTTTCGGTAACAACAACAGCACCATCAATTTCAATACTGTTGTCTAACTCGTAATATATACGTATTAAATTAATATAACGATTAACTTTTTCAAGTTCTTTCTGACTAGTAGTATCAATATTTGATAACAATTCTTTTTCCAATTTCTTTATGTTATATTCCACTTTTAACCCTCCCTCCTTCATGAGACTTTTTAATATTTCTGCGGAGAAGACCCCCACACCGTTCCCCAGAGCCAAATTAAAGCGCAAACCTTTGACCCGGGGGTCTCACCATCGTTCATCGTTCACCCATTTATTAATTTTCCTTCTAAATTGAAAGCGATTATGTTTTTTGTTATGACACTTTACACATAGAGTAGTGAGATTATCTATATCGAGCGCAAGTTCAGGATGATCTTCTAAATCCTTAATATGGTCCACATCGAGTCTTTTATGCTTGTCTGGGTCATGATAATCAGAAAACACCTTGCCTTGCCTCTTACACTCTTGACATTCATAGTTATCACGCTTTAATACTTCTTTACGTATGCTTACCCATGCCTTTGACTTATAAAATGTATGACGTTCTGCTTGTGTTAGCATTAGTATCTAGTCTCTTCACTATTCATTTCTGCAATCTTAGCCAGATTACTTTCAGTAGATAATGAATCTCCAACATTTATACATAGTCTTGAACCTTCATTTTCTACATCAATATATACAATGTCTAAGCTTAATCTTTCGGTTGGCTTAGTTTCAAGGTTTGAATCTGTTACCCATAACAACCTAAGCGATTCTAATCCTTGATATGGCAATTGTCCGTAGTCATCACCTTCATACTCTATAATAGGAACATCACCTTTGTTTGGTATACGAATGCTTAAATAGTCTTGTCTATTATTTGTAGAGCTGCTTGCCAATGATTTCATCACTGTCACCTCAATCAATTTAAAAAGCCCTAGCGTTTGCAGGGCTTTTCTTTCTTTATTTCTTTTAACATATAGATGTTAGAATCAATCTCGTATTTCATAACTTCAGTGTTACTTTTTTTAAAAGCATCCAAATCACCTATACTCATTTTAGTTATTACAACTGCTCCTTTATCATCTTCAAATATTTTAAAACCTAAAACAGCAATGACAGGATTTAAAAATATAAGGTTATTAGAAATATAAATTATTCCTATAATAATAAAAAGAAATGTGTTAGATATTAAACTCCACAAATTAAAAGGGTTTATAGATAGCATTGGTACAATATATGTCATTATATAACTTATAATATTATCACCCATACTTGAGAACTGGGATACAATTGAAATTTCTTCGTTACCTTTTTTTAAAACAATTAGCCTCAAAACATTATAAATGGATAGACAGGATAGAATAAATAATACGCTAGCATAAACGCTTACCTGTATGTTTTCAAATCGAACTAATGCACAAAAATTGATATTTTTGTGCATCTCAGATTCATTTTCACTGTTAAAAAATATATTTAAAAATAATAAAATATATAAAGGTAAATAGGAGGATAGATAGAGCATAATTTTTTGTTGTGTTGTTGCCATTTTATCACTCCTAACTATTTATAAATTATAATCCCTTGTCTATTCTTTTCTCTTTCCCAACTATTGATTCATAAGCTGCATCGGCTATTAAAGTAATAAATTTATTAGGTTCATTTTCATCATAATTTAACTTCTTATCGACATAAGTTATACCCGTAAATTTATCATTAAATTTTTCATCTTGAAGGACCTTTTCAACATTTTCCACGTTTTTAAAAAAATTTTTCACCCGCTCAGGGTCCGAATTTAGTTTAGTAAGTCTTCTAGCAATTAAAATATTTTCATTAGCCAATTCGGTTAATCTAGTCATATTTTCAATAACCGCATATTCACTGATAACTTTTAATACCTTTTGGCTTTCATTTTTATACAATTTCGACAAGTCGCATAACTTTTCAAAAAATCTTGTTTGTCTAATTAAAATATCGTTTTCCCAAAATAACAGTTTGATATTACCATCTAATCCTAGAACACTATTGCTTTCTAAAGAGACAAGTTCATTTTTTTTAAGATTTCCAATTACTTTACCCTTTTTTATTTTAGCTAAATTTTTAAATGAGCCGAAAAAATATAAATAATTATCAGTTTCTAATTTCACTCTAACACTATAAGCAAAAACTTGATTGATTGCTAGTTTTTTTAACTCTTTTATATGATTGTTTTCATCTTCTAATTTAGAAAAAAAATTATTAGTTTCAACAAATTTATCCTTATTAGTAATATAATTAATATCATTATTATTTATTACGAAATCATACTCTTCTTGATTCACATTTCTTTTAGCAGTATTTTTAAATTCATCTAAAAATATATCCAAAAGTTCTTCTTGAACCTCTTGTTGGATGTGTGGTTTATAGAATAAAGGTGCTCCCGCTTTATACCTTATGAGAAATAATGCTACTTTACCATTACATTTTTTTCTTAATTTTTCGATTTCATTATACATTTCTTCTATATTTATCTCCATCTTCATCTTCCACCCTTTTTTTACTTTAAATATACATGTATGTTAATTAAATTACAAGTCCCATTCAAGACATAAAAACCACCTATGACTAGCACAGATGGTAAAAAGGGTTTTAAAGAAGTGAATCAGCTCATGACAGTTGTGTTTGTAATCATCTTCACTTCTCTACTCTATCATTTTACTTCATAAAAACAGTTCAAAACGGGCGTTAAACGGGCAATATATTTTAATATCCTAATCTTTCAGCTATTGAAAGGATGATTGTTTTGTTTCTTCTTCTAGCTGTACTCTCGTCCATATTCAACTTACTGGCAATCCATACCCAAGTTGGCTTGCTTCTGTCCCAGTATCTAAACTGAATCAATTGTTTATCCTCGTCATTCAATCTATTAAGCACAGACTCAATTGCATTTATAATATTCTTTAATCTACTTATCTCTTTATCCATTTGCAGTAACATCACACGATCTTCCACTTCATTATTAATATTCCCTGCACTGCCACCACCTTGGTTCTCGTCAATGTATTCTCTATGCCAAGCGCCCAGTGTTACATTAACTTCCTTTTCCATCAATTCTTTTTTAGTAGAATGATAAAATCTTAATTCATCTTCAATAAGTTTATATTGTGCTTTACGTAATCGCTTTGACATTTAATCACTCTCCATCCAGTTAATTAAATCATTCAAATAAAACTGTGCTTTCTTCAAATCTTCAATGCCGTTCTTGTGTTCATAACGCGAAACGTATTTAAGTATGTTCCCAGCAACATAACTCGGATAATCCTTTACTTTTGCTTTAATGTAGTCAAGCGTTTCAATACCTCCTGCTGTGTAATGTGCAGGATTGTTTATTTTGTCGTTATTTTCGTTTTTCATAGATACTCCGCCAGCTGACAATGCCTTCGCGATATTTGCAGCGTCATCGTGACACTTTGCAACTTTATCTTGCTTTGCTTTGTATTTTTGAATTGGCGTATCAGGATATACTCTTTCACAATATTCTTTTGACGCCTCACCCAAATAAATATCATATTCTATTATCATTACTGTATCCTTCTTAAAAATGTTCCAACAACTGTATTCTGTAGGTTTTTCTTTATCATTCCATCTATATCCTTCTTCCTCCAAATTAACCATCAATGCGTCATAGTCTTCTTGTGTTTCAACATGATATAGTTTCATAGTTTCCTCCTTGTTTGGTAAATGTATACTCGGCGAATTATGTGATTTAGATAAGTGTGGCATTGGCGCAAACAATATCACCAACAAAACTCCAAAAAATACTCCTAGTATAAAAGCAATACTACTTGCTACCATTATCATATTTCCTATATACTTGATTTCCACATATAACAAGAAATCTTTTCATTGTAATCCCTCCACAATCTTCAATGCTTCTTCTACACTCCTAGCTACTCCACATATAGCAGGTGTAATTTCCATTGCTTGTTGAAAGTTTCTCTGCTCTTGCCTTAACTTCCCGATTTCATTTTTCACTTCAATAAAGAACATTTTTCCATCCGTCCCGCGAAAACCGAATAAATCTGGAAAACCCTTTGGCAAACCTGTGTCAAAAATACGTCCATTCGGCATTCTGATTTTTCCCACATTGGCTCTGAAAACATAATGTCCTTTTTTCGCTAAGGCTAAGCGTATAGAATTTTGTATATCCATTTCTGCTGTCATTAGATCACTCCTTTGTCAAAAATGATAAAAAGGTGGATAGTTGGTGGATAGTTGAAGCAAACCCTCCACCTTCGAAATCCGTTGGTATCACTATCTTTATAACTATTTCTTTCTTAAAAGGTGGATAGTTAGTAGTAAAATAGGAAAAGTATTACTAGGAGTAAAAAAGTAGAAGGTTTATGAAAAAACACCCAAACTATCCACCTTGCAAGATATTATATCGTCAAAACGATTGCGGCTCTAAGGTTAAAGCAGGGTGGATAGTTGAAGCAAACCCTCCACCTTTTTAGAAATTCAGGTTCAAATTATAGTAATCATTATTTAGTGTTATTCCTTCATACACATTTGCAGTTTTCGTTTTTTTCTTAGTAAACTTCATTCCAATTTCTTTACCAAATTTTGTACTACTCATCAAATATTGACCATTTTCTTTTGCCCAATCTCGATATGTTTCATACATTTTTTTAGCATGCACTTTCTCACCTTCTCTAACATCACAACAATCTTCAATAAATGCAGTTATAACATCCATTTCCGATTTGTATTCAGAACTGGCATTTTCAACTGCTTTTGGCATTCCTAAGCCTTCCCTTTGCCATTTAAGGAACCCTTCTACTGCCCAATTTAAAATACCTGTTAATTCTCGACGAAGTTTATATTTTAACTGCTTGTCGACCTTTGCGTCGGGTATTTTCACAGTAAATGGAACTAAATGTAATCTGCGCCATATCCCATCGTCTCTACCTCGAATAATCGGTTTGTGATTAGTTGCCATCCAAATTTTGAACTCTGGCGTGAATTCAAATTCATCTTTATAAAGATGTCGTGCTGTAACCTTATCTCCCCCAGTAAGCTGTTTTACTAGTCCTTCGTCTAAACGCACACCTTCGTTTGGTTCAGTCGTTGTAACAAATCTGGCACCATGCAAACGAGCAATATCGCTATTTGCATTACTGGATTGTTGCTTCACCATGATTGTTTGCGGTTGAATATTCGTTGCATAAGAACCAAAAATATCATTGATGATATCTAAGAAAACGGACTTACCATTTCGACCATTTCCAAAAAGGATAAACATAACTTGTTCAGATGTGGAGCCTGAAAGTGAGTATCCAACAGCTTTTTGAATATAAGTGATTAACTCTTTATCGCCTGCAAAAATATCATTTAAGAACTCTTGCCATAAAGGAGCGTCAATCTTGTCTGTATATTCAATATTGCTAATCTTAGTAAACATTTTTTGTCTATCGTGATTGATAAGCTCACCGTTTTGTAAATTGATATATCCATTTTGTGTGTTTAAAAAATATTTGTATCTGTCAAATTCATCGGGCAAAACAGGCATTAAATGTTGTGCTTCTTTCAACATATTTGTTTTCCCTTTATTGCTTCTAGTTGCTTTCAAGTGCTTCATAAATGCTTTTTCTGCATCTGATTCATTATCCATGTAGGCAAATTCGCTTTTCATATCTTTAATTACATCATCGACAAGCGTTTTTACGGCTCCAACGTTATCATATTTCCAAACTTTGGAATCATAGTAATAAAAACCTTTGTTAATGTATGAAAAACGAACAATATCATGAAATTTATCCCGAAAACGTTCTGCATTTCCAGTATCATCTAAACCATAAACTTTACGCGCTGTATTATTCTGTTTTTTAATAGAAATAGAATATCCTTCTAAATCGCTTCCGGGCTGATAAATTTCAGTTGTGTTGGTGATAGCTTTGTTTATAACCATTTCTCCATATAATTGCGCTCCGCGTTTTTGATCCCATTTTTGTCGATACAATCCACTTGAACGGAAAATTTCATCCATTTTTTCTGCATTACATCCTGTCCAAAATGCCAGCATATTTGTAAAAGCTAAGTCTGCTTCGGACTGCGAAGGATATAGTCCATCCCACAAACCATCAAAGAGAGTTTTAAACTGCGAACCCTGTTTGCTTTGCTCTGCGCGGTAAATAATATCACTTACAGGTAAATCAACAGTTGAACGAAGGTTATTTGTCTGTCTTACTTCATTAGTCCCAATATATTTCGTATGCAAATATTGTATTGCTGATGTCGCTTCATTTACTTGTCTGTAGTTATCAATTACTTGACCAGTCATAACGAAAAACCGACCGTCCGGGTACATTTCAATATTACCTTTGCGCCGACCACCTTCCGGGAAATCGCCCTTTGCAATAATATGAATACCTGTCCCACTCACACTGTACTCAGTGTAGCTAGCTAACGTTTGAATAAACTCACCAGCAATATTTTCAGTATTTCCATACAAATAATCTTGAATATCGTCTTTTATGTCGTCTATATCCACGCCAAAATACGGCGCCTTGAAGTAAAATCCTAACCCATCGAATTGATACTTTTCGAGTGAAGCAAGGGCAGTTTCAAAATCTGCCCAAGTTCGCTCGTCTACACTATTGCCATATGCTCCAGTATTTGCGTTCATTGGTATCTTTTTATTTTTGCCGCGCTCTTCATCCCAAACCAGTTGAAAAGCGCACCATTGTTTTAATTTTTTTAATTCGTCTGGAATTTGTTCGTACACGTTTGTGCGCTCCTCTCATTGTTTAGAACGGTAGATCGTTTTCACTTATTACTACTGGTGTTGGTTCATTTTCTTTCTTTTTAAACACATGTTGTAGAGGTCCAGTAATTTTGCTTTCAGCCCATGCTTTTACATTTAGATTTTTATAAATTTGCCCATTATATTCAGATTCTTCGTTTTTCACTGTAACTTGGCAGGTTTTAGTCAACAAGTCTTGTAGCAGTTCATTTACTGTGTTATAGTCTTTTCCATTTGGGAGTTGGATAGCTTTCGCAATTGTATTTAATGCCGTTTGACTATATTCATTTGTTGCTTTTGCTTTCCATACTCTGTGAAAAATATGCGCATTTTGAAATTTTTGATTTACATCGTTGCGAATAATTAAATCAATATTAATGAACTCCGCACCATTTTTAGTTGCGTCTTCATTTGCATTATATAAAACAACCTCATACGTACCATTTTCTACTCCATTTGTGAAAACATCATTATGATCTACTTTAAACATTTTTAAATTCCTTCTTTCATTTTTTTATTTGATAAAACCTCGTGCTTTTCCTTGATGGAATGCCCATCCAGTTTTATAATTGTGTTCTTTTGCATATTCATATAATTCTTTCATGTTCTTACATTCAGCTGGACTACTATAATTCACTTTAAAAACGGCTTCGGTTATTTCTTGTAGCTCTGCTCCCTCATCAATTTGTATTGCTTTTACTTCTACCTTGAATTCATGTCCACAATGCTCGCATCTTTTTGCTGTCTGGCTAACTGTCATAAAACACTCTTTGCAAATTTTCACAGGTGCCTCTGCTTTTGTTGCATTACTTCCTTTACGAGGTGCTAAGGACCATGTTCGTTCCATATCTGGCAGACCGAAACGTTTTACATTACCTACATGGTCGATGATGATAGCTGTTTTATTATGTTTATAACGCATGCCTCTCATGGATTGTTGAATATACAATGATAACGATTGTGTAGGTCTTAGCATAATCACCGTGGAGCAATCCGGAACATCAAAGCCTTCGCCAATAAGGTCAAGATTGCAAAGGACCTTTATTTCTCCTTCTCGAAACCGTTTTATGATGTCATCTCGAATGAGTTTAGGTGTTTTACCGTCAATATGTGCGGATGAAATGCCTACTGCATTAAAACTCGCTGCCATTTTTTCGCTTTGATATATCGAACTAGCATAAAGAATTGCTTGCTCTCCGTTAGCTAATTTTTGATAATGTTTAATTACGTCCCCCCAAATCATTCTTTTATTGAATTGATCATCAAGACTAGTCATATCAAACTCGCCAGTTCGTTTAACGTTTAATGTTTCTGTTTGAACGATTTCAGGAGCATAGTATTTATAATGTGCTAAAAACTGATTTTCTATTAACCACTTCACATTAACTTTTTCGATTAATGTGTCATTTATATCTCCTAAACCACCTCCATTAATCCTCACTGGCGTTGCAGTAAATCCAACGACCTTCGCTTTAGAAAAGTGATGAATTATTTTTTTGTAGCTATTTGCTAACACATGATGACTTTCATCAATTATGATTAACGAAGGCTCCGAAGTTTTGTTTAGACGTCTAACTATCGTTTGAACCATTCCCAATTTGACGTAACTCATATCCACTTCATTCATAATGAGTGTGTTTCTGATTTGGTCAATCAACTCTTTTCTGTGGACTAGGAAAAGAACATGGTTTTTATTATGTGTTGTCATACGAATTATTTCCGATAAAATAACCGATTTACCTGCACCTACCCACAGGGAGCAACGACGCACGGTCTATTATATCCCTGTAAAAATGCCCCCTTTACATCATTTATAATTTCTTGTTGATATTCTCTAAGCTTTAGCATCAATATCACCGATTTTGAATAGATCTTCTTGTAAGGCAAATTCTCTATTATCTAACTGGTTTTTTGCAAAATTACCATTATTCTCTGTGAGTAGAAAGCCTCGTTGTCCAGTTTCAGGATTTCGTATTAATCTCGCAACTACTGGAACAATCCCCATCACATGATTAACTACTTTTTCTCTAATATCAGGTAAAAACTGATTATAAAGTTGACCACTTTCTAATTGAATTTGTCGTGTATTTTCCCATGCGGTATAAACAATATTTGTGTTTGCTAAGTTATTAAATACGGAAATCATATCAATTAAATGGGTATCAAATATCCCATAATGTTGTAACTCCGGTTGTCCAGATTTTGTATTACGTCCATTGAACATCAGCCATAACTTCTGGTAATGACTTAGATTATCGATAACCACATTGTCGTATTCATCCACGTGTGTTTTTGCATATCCATAAAAATCTGCCATGTCTTGCACAGGATTACGAGGATTCAATGTTGCAATTGTGATATCAGGCAACCCACTTAAAACTTTTGACGTGCCATCGCAATCTAACATTAATGTTTTACCTTTTAAGTATTTAATTGTAGTTGTTTTACCTGCGCCTGGTTTGGCATAAATCATAATATTAAAATACTCTGACCTCTTCATTTCTTCCGATTGAATAAATTCCAACCAAATCCCTCCTTATCTTATTTGCAATCTTTCTGTTTGAATAATTTTCGCACCTGGTACCTCAATGCCTTTTTTCAAATCATCGCCTAATTTTGTTTTATCTAATTTTTTAGGTTGTTCGATTAGATAGTTCAGTAGTTTGCTTTCGTCTTCTACAATGACACTTGGCGGATTTTTCCGAATATCCAATGTGAATAAGTTTGTTTTAATTTTTTGCTTTTTAGCAGTTATCATTGCATCAAATAATGACTGTTTCAGTCGCTTCACATTATTATTAATAGTATTTTTCCGTTCAGCTAAACGCTTCGTTTCTGTTTCTAAAACAAGTGATTGACCTTCCAGTTCTTTAATGACAAATGCTACATTCTCTGCTTTCGTTTCTAATTCATCATCAATGCTTTCAAGTGTATCTTTTAATAGTTCCGGATCAAGCTGCTCCGCTAGATTTAACAACTGTTGATATTTCCCTTGAATTGAATATAATGTTGACATTTTAATCATCCCCTTTCAAAAATGCTGTTGCGGTTATTTTATCTTTTGATGCAGAATACCACTTCACATTGTTTCTTTCATCAAATTGTGGCTTATTTACATTAGATACAAACAACTTAGCTTTATCTTTATCAACATCATATATATATAAATTTACAGAATCTGATTGGTCATATAGCTCATTTATTAATTTAATATCACTATCCACTTTCACTTTTTTCACTTGAGTTGCTGGTATATTAAAGGATGAAAATCCGTCTTCATCTTCAACAGTAAGCAAACCATTATTATTAATCAGAACATGAAAATGCTCTCCGTCGACACATAATTCTGCTACACCACTTCTATCCTGCACCTCTACCTTATCGCCAGCGAAAATACTCATTTGATCGCCTCCAATTCGTTTTTATAGTCCCACATATCTTGCGATAATTTATCCAAACCAATCGCGAATCTTTCTAGGTCTTTTGGTGTTTTAATGATTGATTTACTCAATTCTTTGCTTTTTCTGTGAAGTAAACTGTTTGCTTCGTTAATGATGATTTGTTTTGTCATTTTTTCATACCTCCTGTTTTTTATTACTACTTCTAAAAACTTTTTAACTTTACACATAATAACCTGTTGTGAGATACTTAACGTAAAAAGGATGATTAGAAATATGATTACACCAAACTATGATGGTCAAATCAAAAAAGTGTTAACTGAAATACGAGATAAACATTTTCACGAAGATAATTCTTTTCCTGAATTATCAAGAAGTGATTTGATGGATTTATTAAATGATTGTGAATATCAAGGTTATCTGTCATATAAATCACAGAAACAAAAGCTAATTATTCCATATATGAACGGAGGATTTGCTTTACACCCATCAGCGTTTGTCACTCGTAACGGTCGAAATTTCATTGAAAAAGGAGATGAATCAATAGTAATGCCTACACATCAATTCAATATCAACAATGTTTATGGTTCTTCATTTGGCGATAATAACTCTGTTACAAATTACTTCTCCAATATTACTATCGAAGACTTAAAGCCACTTGTTGAAAGTATTGAAGACCCTACTGATAAAAAAGAAGGAACAGAGTTAATAAAGACTCTTGAGACAGAAGATATTAAACCTGGTTTTCTTAACCGATTTGACAAATTAGTAGGAAAATATCCAAACATAGCTGAATTAGTCAGTAAAATTATTATGGCAACTGTATTTGGTAATTGAGGCAGATAATATCTGCCTTTTTTTATCTGCAAATACTACACGGTTCATCATTATTTGCTCTCCTCCTTCACCTTGCTTGCTTTCCACGTCTCTCTTATCTCGTTTTTCAAATCAGGGTCAACCGCTAACTGGCATTTTAAAACGTATAAAAATGGTGGTTTAGTGAACATACCTGCTGTTGCAACATGATCAAAAAAATTATTTAACTCTTCCTCCGTTTCAGCGATTTCAAATATTTGGTTAAGTTCTTTTTCAAAAAGGGTCATATAGATGCTTCCTTTCTACTCGTATATCGGTCGTTTATTTATTTCATAATAATCTGTATAAATTCGCTTCGGCGTGTCGTCTATATCGTCATACATAGCTCTTTCCGCTGCTGCCCGTGTTTTGAATATGCCTAGTGACTTCTCAATGCTAAAAAAAGTATAAATTAGCTCATAGACGTATTCTTTATTTTTCCGGCTTTGTTTAGTCATTATTCCAAACTCCTTCCGCAAACTGGACAGTAATTGATATTCCTAGCTGTTAAACCGTAGTAGCTGAAAACTCCTAAGTTGCCATTGCTGTCTAGTCTAACGACACCTGTTTCTTTATATTCTTCATCAAAACTCAGCAAAGGCTCGTTATTCATCATAGAGTCATCCTTGCAATACTCACACATTATTCCGCCACCTCTCTCTTGCACGCTCGTACTAGCGCCACTGTTGTTCCGCCGGCTAACACATTCCAGTCTGACGAACTAAAAGAAGTATAGTGTACCTCTATAATTTCGTGTGTTGCTGATAATTCATTTAACTGATTTGCAACTGTATTATTTTTGTTGTGCAACCTATGTTCCTCAAACTCGAACCACTCATCTGTCTTAGTCATTTCGCCACCTCTTTCAATCCCCATGAGGCAAATTCGGCTAGTAGTTCGTACTCTACTTTTCTATTTTCGATTGCAAGGTAAGCCTCTACAACTTGCCGAGGAGCTTTGCTATTTATGTTTTCTAAGTCAAAGAATAGTCTGACAGGCGTTAAAAATTCACTACTTTCTTTCAACCATTTCAGGACAATCTCCTTCGCTTCTTGTTCGTTCATTCCGACACCTCTTTCAAACATTTTAATATTTTAAGTAGTAACACTCTTACAGATCGTTTTAAACGCCTTGCCTGAAAGGAATAGTTTTGGTGTTGCTTGAACTTCATTCCGCCATCTCTTTCTCGATAGACCAACCAGAGTCAATATTACTGCCTAACCAGTCGTCATAAGCCTCTGTAATCTCTTTTTCTAATTGTTCAGGTGTTAATATATCGAACTCAATATTCAAGTCCGCTTTCAAAAGAAATGTTTCTGTTTCAAGTGATCCGTGCATACCAGTAGAAACGTAGAATCTTACTTTTTTATCGCTCATTCCGCCACCTCCGACAATTTCGGATTTTCGTGTATATTACCGTAAATCTCAATACTATCAGCAACTTCCCACAAATCCTCTGCGATGTTTTCCCACACATATAGGAACTTACCTTCTTCAAATTTAACAACGCCGTAGCACTCATTGTGTTCATCCCAGCATAAGTCCCTTTCAAAAATCTTCTTGCCGTTTTTGTCTTTTATACCTGCGTATTGCATCCAAACCAGTTTTTCTTCTGACTCTAAGCGAAATTGTTCGTTAATTGGTTTGTTTTGCCATATTTCTATCACTGATGGATTGTAATCCATTTCTTTTACTTCTTTATCCCAAGCTCTAAAATCAATCTTTCTCATGCTTCACCCTCCACTTCACCAGCCGCTTATATAAACGTTACGTTCATTTTCGATACAGCCTACTTCTTCTATTTCCGAGTGATTCCATCCGATGGTTAGCAAAATATCTGCATTAGCTGGAAGCTCTTTTAGTTTCTCTATTAACTCGGCTACTGTCATGCTTCACCCTCCACTTCTTCAAAAGAAAAGAAGTTAATAGGTTCTAACTCCGCAATTTTGTACGATTTTCCACTCTCTTTATATCTCCAAGCGTGTTTTTTCAACATTTCTAAGTCTTTAAACACTGCCAAAGTTCCTTTACTACGATGTTTAGCAACCTGTAAATCCTCGTCTACCATTGCATATAATTCCATATTTACTCCTCCTCTAATCCATCAAAGTGTTCATACGCATCACCATCGAAATCAGCATTATCATCAGTGTTTATAAATTCACCGTCTTCGCCTCCATTCCTCAGTGTCGAAATCCATCGTCCCAGCAATCATCTACTATCATCGGATTTTCTACATTCATTCTCTATCACTCCTTGCAAGAAGCATTAATAGTAGTATCAAAGCAACAATCATTATTAATTCAGCCATTTAATATCAATCCGCCAATACTTACTAAAAACGCGATTAACACGGTCAAAGCTAAACAAAATAATGTGCATCTGTCTGATTTTTCAATATATTCATTTTCGTTTTCATCAATACTTACTAGTCCGAAAAATCGTAATAACTTCATTTAAAAACCTCATTTCAAGAATATTTTAATCCACGCCGCTACAATATATGTGACTGATAATAATGCTCCGACTTGGAAACAAAACAGAAATACTAGTAGCTTACTTTCATGTTCATTTAAAAATTTTTTCATTCTCTTATCTCCACATCTGTGCTATAATTAATACAAATATTATTTCGTAACTCACAGTTTTAGTAAGCTCTAACTTACTATTTATAGCTGTGGGTTTTTCTTTTACCAATGCCGCTCAATCGAATTCGCAAATCTATGCTTGTACTTTGGTCTCTTCTTGTGTTTTATTTCGTGGTCTAAATGCCGAGATTGAAGCTCTGTGAGTAAATATTTACCCGTTGATTTAGGACAAAAATTTGGGTCATATTTTCGTATTTTGGCAAGTAATAGTTCGACTTCATCAATCATTTTCAGACCTCCTTATATACAAATTTTTTAATCAGCCAATCATTCGCTTTTACTGCATCAAATGCCCACGCTTCACGTTGATTTTTCGTAGCCCAATTGCTAAATTCTGCAAGCTCTGGAAAGTCTTTTATGTTATCTAACCACCAACCGTAAGTTCTTGGACTAGCTTGTGCGAATTCTTCTAATGTCCAAACACCATACAAGAAATTTATAGCTCTATGTTTGTTCTTTACAGGACGACCCATTTTTATTCTCCTTTCTTAATCAATATCTATTTCTAACATTTCAATGATTATTTTTTTTGGACTTGCACTTATCATTCAAAATATCTAACATTTCTAATGTAAATTCCACACCTACCAAAAAATCGTTCTTTTCTGTTCCTAAGATAATAGATGTTGAATCATTAATGTTCAGCTTTGTTCTGATAGTATGTCGTTGTGTTTCAGATAATGATTTGAAGTCATCATTATTTGCCAACCTCCGACTTATTAAATCCAATGCGTCATCTATCATTTTGGAAAAAAGTAAACTCAATTCCAACATCTCCTTTCAAATGAATTTTCATAATTTTTCTCTAAAGTCGGATAAACACCCTCCGTTTTTAGTAAGTCATAAATAAACAATCTTCCTGCCTGCGTCCAGTAGGTATGCATAACTGTAGTTTTTCCACCATTTACAATTTCCGTCTTGCTTTGGGTATATCCTTTATCAGCGTATTTTTGGTACAACAACCATGTTTTCCCTTGTTTGAATTGAACGCCGTAATCATGTAACCTTTTGTTTAAAGTCACCCCACTCATTCCATAATCTTTGGCAATTTTACTAATTGAAACCAGTGAATTGTTTTGGAGAATTAAATCATAGTAAGTAGCTTTAGGTTGCAACTCATTTACTTGTTGTTCCGCAATCAAACGTTTTTCCCTCTCTGCTTTGAGTGATGTTACTACATCTAATAGTAGTTCTGGATTATCTAACAATTCATCACGCGCGTACATACCATATTTCCGAATAGACGGTAAAACTTCCGATGTTACCCATCGTTTAAATTTCTTTGCAGCTGGTAATCTACTCCCAATAATCGCGGAATACAATCCGGATTCGTTAATAAGTGTAGAATTCATATTCATACCCTCCAATTTAGCGGATATGAAATCTTCCTCATCCAGTCGTTTTGTCATTGCATTTGTTTCAGAATAACCCAACACATCAGCCACATCTTTTCCAATAAAATAAAATTTATCATTAATGGACACTGTTCTAATATTATTTCCTTCAAAATTAAAATTTTGTAATTCGTTCATTGATTTCCCTCCTTTACTCAATATTTAAAAACTCTTTGATACGTAAGATGTGCTTAACCGTGTTATCTCGTCCGTTTATAATTCTTGACAACTGCCCGGGATGAATATTAAGTTCTTGTGCAAGCCAAGATTGGGTTTTCCCTCGCAATGCAAGCGCTGCCCTTACTCTATATTTCAACTCTGTTGACATTTCTATGACCTCCTCACTATTATAAAAGTAAATAATATTCACGAATAATCTTGACATTTTTTATAAAGTTTTATACAATGAAGGCACAGGAAATAAGCAATGATACCAATGCCTTTTGTACTATTAATGTTCAATTGCTACAGTGTATATTTAGTAATTATATTTGTGAATATTATTGGGTACAAAAATATAATAACAAAGTTTTATAATTTAGTCAACGATTTATTACAAAGTTTTATAATTAATTTAAATAATTATTTGAGGATGATTGATATGAGTATGTTTGATCGAATAAAAGATTTAGCAAGTAAGCGAGATAAAAATCTGAAAGATGTGGCTATTGAAATTGGATTGAGCGAAAATATTTTCTACACATGGAAAAAGAGTAGCCCGAAGGCAGATGTTATTAAAAAGGTTGCCGATTATTTTAACGTTTCTACGGACTATTTGCTCGGTAGAACTGACAACCCAATCATTGACTCCGACATCTCGCCGGAAGCAGCAACTTTGGCGGCGCACATTGATCCCGCGGCAACCGAAGAAGACATGAAAAAAATTCTTGAATATATTGATTTCATTCAACAAAAATACAAATAGGAAATGAGTTGGAAGTATGTGGTTAGATAAATACAGAGAGCAATATCCTGAATTAACCATCATAGAAGATACAAAAATGGAAAATTCTCACAAGGGGCTGTATTACAATAAACATATTTTTGTAAATCCGAATCAGAGTGATGTTGAAATGCGTTGCACATTGGCAGAGGAATTTGGTCATCATCATTTGACTGTTGGCAATATTATTAAACAGGAAACAGTTAATGATAGAAAACAAGAAAAACTTGCCAGAAATTGGGGTTATGAATCACTAGTACCTTTGCGAAAAATAATTGATTCTTATTATGAAGGTTACACAGAATACTATGAAGTTGCAGATTTTTTAGAAGTGACAGAAGATTTTTTAAAACATTCTATCGAATATTATAAAAATAAATACGGAAATACAGTTGAATGCAATGGCTATGTAATTATTTTTAAAAGTAGCATTCAAATTATTGCTTGTTAGGTATTTACACTATTGTGTTTATATAAAAAAATAATAAAGGGAGAATTGGGATGAAAAAATTATTATTGTTAGTAGGTTTATTAACTGTATTTAGTTTTGGTCTAACAGCATGTGGAAATTCATCTAATAACGCTAAAGAAGAAAGTAAAGAAGAAAGTACTTCTACTGCAAATGAATCCGAGGGTTTGACTGAGGAAGCGCCAGCCGAAGAGGAAGAAAGCGATAGCGGTATTATTGATAGCGAAGACTATGCTACATCTTGGAGCGATGATTGGAAAGGTCTGCAAACAAAAATAAGTTCAGTCTCTGTATTTAAAGTTGATTCCGCTAAACTTGCAGAGGATGGTGAAGACGGCGAAGGATTAATTGTTGTAAATTATGAACTTAATAACAACAGTGAAATTGATTTTAACACTTATCCAGATCAAGGAGTACTAGTTGCCGATGGGAAGCAAATTGATGCTTCTATGATTAATAGTGACGATTTGGGTGGCGAACTAATGCAAGGAGTAAATAAAAACGGCGCTGTTGTCTATATACTTCCAACATTAAATGATGTATCCGATATAAAAGAAATACGATTAACTTGGTCTGCTAATTATGAAACAGATAATTACGAAGAAGATTCATTTAAAGACTATGATGCAAGAATAACACTTAAATAACAAAAAAACGCCCTCCCCGCACAGAGACAAGCGTTTTTAAATATACACACATAGAGTATGCAAATTCATTTTACCATAATTTGCTATACCCTTCAAAAGAACATATGTTCCAAAAATAAACAGGTGGTGGTATTAATGAAGATAAAAAAATTAACAAACGGAAAATACGCCGTTCGTTTGCGCATAAAAGTCGACGGTGAATGGAAAGAAAAGCGTTTGACAGATACCAGTGAAACAAACTTAATGTATAAAGCATCTAAATTATTAAAACAAGTTCAGCATGATAGTAGTTCGTTAAAAGAATGGAACTTCAAAGATTTTTATACACTATTCATGAAAACTTTTAAAGATGGAAAAAGCAGTCAATCTACAATTAATTTATATGATCTTGCTTATAATCAGTTCGTTGATTATTTCGATGAAAAAATTAAACTTAATTCGATTGATGCTGTGCAGTATCAACAATTTATTAATCATTTATCTGTAGACTATGCAATATCCACTGTAGACACCCGGCACCGCAAAATTAGAGCGATTTTTAATAAAGCTGTCCATTTAGGCTACATGAAGAAAAACCCAGCTATAGGCGCTCATATAAGCGGACATGATGTGGCAAAAACAAAAGCACAATTTATGGAAACGGACAAAGTTCATTTATTATTAGAAGAACTTGCAAAATTTCATTCTATATCACGAGCAGTTATCTTTTTAGCAGTACAGACAGGTATGAGGTTCGAAGAAATTATTGCACTAACAAAGAAAGATATTAATTTCAATAAACGTTCTATAACAGTCAATAAAGCCTGGGATTACAAGTATACTAATACATTCATTGATACTAAAACGAAAAAATCACGTGTGATTTATATTGATAACTCCACCGTTCAATATTTCCAGTCTTATCTTACATGGCATAGTGCTTATATAAAAGAATATAGTATAAAAAATCCACAGATGTTATTATTCATTACCTATCACAATAAACCAGTGGATAACGCATCATGTAATAAAGCTTTGAAAAAGATATGCAGTACAATTAATTCTGAACCAGTGACATTGCATAAGTTACGACACACTCACACAGGACTATGCGTTGAGGCAGGCATGGATATCATTTATGTAGCTGATAGACTTGGTCATGATGATATTAATACAACATTAAAATATTATAGCCACCTAAGTTCTAATTTACGTCAACATAATCAGTCTAAAGTAGATGCTTTTTTCACATTGAAAACAGACGAAAATACCACAAATTTTGCCACAAATACCACAAAAACAACGGAATAA